AGGTTTAGGTATTACTATTGCTCTAGGAAGAGCAATTGCTAATCTAAATAGAAAAGTATATGTGTTATTAAGTGATGGTGAGTGTGCTGAAGGTAGTGTTTGGGAATCTCTTAAAACCATAGTTGAACAAAACATTACAAACATTGAGGTACATGTTAACGTAAATGGATATGCAGCTTATAGAGAAGTAGACGTTGAATATTTGACAAATAGATTAAAATCATTTCTATCTAATATTAATATCCATTACACTACAGTAGAACATTTTTCATTTCTTAAAGGATTAAATGCTCACTACCATATAATGAAAGAAAATGATTACCAAACAGCATTAGAACAATTATTATGAGACGAGAATTTGCTAAATTATTGCTTAATGAAATGAAATCTAATCCTGATATTTATCTTATTACAGGTGATTTAGGTTATGGTTTATGGGATGACATTATGAATATATTTCCTGATAGATTTTTTAATGTGGGGTCATCTGAAATGGCTATGATGGGCATAGCTATTGGACTAGCGATGGAAAATAAAATACCATTTGTATATTCAATTACACCGTTTGCTATTTATAGACCATTTGAAATGATTAGAAATTACGTTAATCATGAAAATATTCCTGTAAAGATATTAGGTGGTGGTAGAAATGAAGATTATGGTTATTTAGGATTCTCACATTGGGCTAGTGAAGATTTAGCTGCTCTAAGCATATTTGAAAATCTTAAATTATTTAAACCACATACTCAGGATGAATTAGAAAATGATTTTAATTTTGCTGTTAATAATAATTCTCCTGTTTATATTAATTTAAAAAAATGAGAATACTAATTACAGGAGCAAATGGATACATAGGTAAATCATTGTTTGAAAGTTTAAAAAATCAATTTAATGTTGTTGGGATATCGAGAAAAGATTTTGATTTAACCGACTCTTTTGAAACTTTGAAATTTTTTTCAGACAAATATTTCGATGTTGTTTTACATTGCGCAGTAATTGGAGGAAGTAGACTAAAAAAAGATGATTTTCAAATAATGGATGAGAATTTGAAGATGTATTTTAATCTTTTAGGTTGTAAAAATCGGTTTGATAGATTTATTAATTTGGGTTCGGGTGCAGAAATTTTCAATAGTGAGTCACCATATGGTTTAAGTAAAAAAGTTATCCATAATTCCATTTTAGAAAAAGATAATTTTTTTAATATAAGATTGTTTGCAGTTTTTGATGAAAACGAGATTGACACAAGATTTATAAAGTCGAATATAGTAAGATACATCAAGGAGGAACCATTTGTTTTATATGAAAATAAAGAAATGGATTTTTTTTATATGGAAGACTTTACAAGGTTGGTAAAATATTTTATCTTTAGTGATAAAGATATTCTACCAAAAATTCATGAATGTACTTACAATAAAACCTTTAAAACTATAGAAATTCTACAGATGATAAATAATTTAGGTGAGTTCAAATCACCAACCCTTAACGACTCTATAATAGGTAAAAAATATTGCGGAAATTTTATTGATTTAGGAATTGAGTATGTTGGATTAGAACAAGGAATAAAAAACACGTATAACAGATTACGAAACAAATGAAATAAATAAAGAGTTGGTGATGAATCAAGAGATTAATAAAAATTTAACTATTGTTACTGGTTTATGGAATATTGGTAGACCGGGGAGGGATTTTACACATTATATTGAACACTTCAAAATGTTCTTAGATATTCCACAAAATTTATTCATTTATATACCAGCGGAATATGAATATTTGGTTTGGGAAAAACGAAGTAGAGAGAATACATATGTACGAATAACCGAATTGGAAGATATAAAAAGATTATACGACCCTTTTTGGAATAAAACTCAAGAAATAAGGACATGTCCTGATTGGTTAAATCAAGCTGGTTGGTTATCGGGTTCACCACAAGCAGTTTTGGAATACTATAACCCAATAGTTCAATCTAAAATGTTTATGTTAAATGACGCGTCAATTTGGAATCCATTTGACACTGAGTATTTCTTTTGGTTAGATGCGGGAATTACAAATACTGTGCCTCACACACATATAACTGAAAATAACATCTTAAATAAATTACCTGAATATGGTAATCCATTTTTATTTTTAAGTTATCCATATCAAGCCGAAAATGAAATTCATGGTTTCACTTTTACTGAAATGAATAAGATTGCACGAACGAAGGTAGAATATGTTTGTCGAGGTGGTTTGTTCGGTGGACACAAACAACAAATACACGAAGCAAATGCAACATATTATTCAATCTTGACTAACACATTGAATACGGGTTACATGGGAACAGAGGAAAGTGTCTTTACTTTGATGTCATACAATGAACCTCACTTGTACAAAAGATTTGAATTAGATGGTAATGGTTTGATTGTGAAATTTACCCAAGCGATTATTGATAAAAAAGTAGATATCGTTGCACCTAAAATAACCCAATCCCAAAAATTTATTAAGTACACAGATAGGGATGTTGAAAAGGTTAAAACAAATTTATACGTCTTAACATTTAATTTCGCTGAGCAGGTTTTACACACCATTACATCAATGGAAAAAACGCCCGATTGGTTAAATAGACCGCATTTAGTTTTACTCGATAATTCAACAACCCAAGAATCTCGAGATAAAAATAGGGAAATCGCTGAAAGTTTTAAATTTGAATATGTTAGTTTAGGGGGTAACACCGGTATTTGTGGAGGTAGACAAGCGGCGTCAGAACATTTTCATAATTCTGATGCTGATTTTATGTTCTTTTTTGAAGACGATATGACCGTTAATCCTCCTGAAATTGAAGGTCAATTTTGTAGAAACGGATTTAGAAAATACATCCCCAATCTTTACAATTTGGTTCACAGAATAATGTTAAAAGAACAATTTGATTTTCTTAAATTGTCATTTACTGAAGTATATTTTGATAACGACAAACAATGTTCTTGGTACAATGTGCCACAAACAATTAGAACAAGAGATTGGCCCAACTATGATAAATTACCTGTGACAGGTTTAGACCCAAATGTACCATTAACTAATTTTAAGAATATTAAAAGTATGGATGGATTATCTTATATCGACGGTGAAATTTATTATGCAAATTGGCCAATGATTGTTAGTAAAGAAGGTAATTATAAAATGTTCATAGAAACAAAATGGGCACATCCATTTGAACAAACGTGGATGTCATATATGTATCAATTAACAAAAGAAAATAAACTAAGACCTGCGGTATTATTAGCGTCACCGATTTGGCATGATAGAATTAAACACTATCAACCCGACGAAAGAAGAGAAAATTAAATTTTATGAAAATTGGAGTCATTGGTATTGGTGTTGTGGGTCAAGCAATTAAAGATGGGTTTGAATATATTGGACACGAAGTATCTATTTACGATATAAAAATGCCTGAGACAAAAATAGAGGATGTTTTAGGTTGTGAAATCGTATACTTAACGGTTAGTACGATAATTGGTTTAAATGAAGAATGTGATTTATCCGCGGTAAGCAGTGTGGTGAGTCAATTAGATGAATTAAACTATAACGGTTTAATTGCAATAAAAAGCACGGTAGAACCTGGAACAACTAATAAATTAAAATTAGTTTATCCAAATTGTAGATTTGTTTTTGTACCGGAATTTTTAAAAGAAAGATGCGCATATAATGATTTTGTATTTAATAATAACATACTTGTAGTTGGGACTGAAAATGATATCGATTATAACTTAATTGTTGAAAGTCATGGTAATTTACCTATTCATAGGGTAAAAATGAAAATTGTTGAAGCTGAATTAATGAAGTATTTTTCAAACACTTATAAAGCAACAAAAATTACATTTGCGAATTCATTCCACAAAGTTTGTCAACATTTTGGAGCTAATTATGGCGCGATTAAAGATGCGTTTTTATTTCACGGAGTGGGTGAAAGTCATTATTTGAACGTAAATGAAGAGTTTGGTGGATACGCGGGCCCTTGTTTACCTAAGGACACCAAAGCTATGAAAGTTCTTTGTAAAAAATATAATATCGATGTTGACATTTTCAAATTTATTGATGAGGAAAATGATAAATTTATAAAAAAGGTCCCAAAAGGGATGAGAAAATAAGTGAGAATTTTAGTCACAGGAGCCGCTGGATTTTTAGGTTCACATTTATGTGATTCTCTTTTAAGTAATGGACATCAAGTTATTGGTGTTGATAATTTTTTCAGAGGTAAAAAATCAAATTTACCGATTCATGATAATTTTAGGTTTTACGAAATTGATTTAAGGAATTTAAGTCAAACAAAGATTATGATGAATACCGAGTATCCTGAAATTGTTGTACACTATGCAGCAATCAACGGAACAAAGTATTTTTATGACATACCGTACAAAGTTTGTAATGATAATATTCTTTTAACACAAAACATTTTAGAATCCTGTGGAAAGTCAGTTAGAAAAGTTGTTTATGCGTCGTCTTCTGAAGTATATGGTCCCGAACCTAAAGTCCCAACAAAAGAAACTGAATATATAATTTTAGATTCATTATCCGATAGAGATTCTTATGCGTCATCAAAAGCAATAGGTGAGTATTTGGTTAGATTATGGGCTAGGGAAAATCAAAAAAATTATCTAATCGTTAGACCATTCAATACCTATGGACCAAGAATGGCAACAAACGGTTACGGACAAGTTATACCTGAATTTATAGAAAGAATTAAATCGAGCGAACAATTTTACTTGTTTGGTGATGGTAAACAAACTCGTTCTTTTTGTTATGTTACAAACCATACCGACATAATGAATCAATTGATTGAAAATGTTAATGATAAAATTTTAAATATTGGTTTTGACGAAGAGGTGACAATAAATGAATTATCAAAAGTAATTCACGAAATCATGGGTATTGAGTTCAACGTTATCTATAAAGAAGGTTGGAAGAACGATACTAAATGGAGAAAACCTGATTTAGATGAATTAAAAAATTGTACAAATTATAATAATTTTATACAATTAAAAGATGGTATTAAAAAAATGTTAGATTATCCGAATATTTAATATAAACCCCGACTAATAGTCATAAGTATTTTAATACACCTATATGGACCCCGATAGTGATACACAAACTGAAACACAAGGAGACAAGATTGACCCTTTATCGAGATACATCTCTAATGTTAGCGATGTTCTTTCTCCCATTTGGGTACGACGCTTCATTCAAGTTGTTGATGGAGGTCACTGGCTCGTATTGGGTTGCAGATATAATTTTTTACTTTATTTCAGGATGTTTTTGGTTATCGTATATATTTTTTACTCGAACATTATCTTCTAAAAAGGATAATTGACATCTTTCAGTTTTGATTCTAATAATCTAAAACATTCATAAAAACCCTCTACTTCAATCAATTCTCTATTTGATTGAGAGTCTTGACAAGGAAAAAATATCTTGCCATCATTTAATGACAAACTATAAACCCAATTATTCCTTGTCATCATTTCTACAGTAAGATAGATACCGTTTTTATCAAAAAATTTGTACAATTTCTTAATGTCGTAATATCGAAGAACCGATAAGCATGGTAAACCAACGTTAGGAAACATCATTTTAGAAAAGATGTTTAACGCTCTCGGATATAAATATTTAATGGTATACCAATCCATCATATCAGTAATTATTTGAAATAAGATATTAATTCAATTTTTTTTTTCAATGATAAATTACCATACCAACAATATTTATTAATATGGATTTTTTAAGTGACAAAAAAAAAGATAAAATTAGTGAGTTTGTTAAGTTTGTTAAAATCGAACTAAACTTAGAGAAGTGCCCTGTTGTTATTTTACAAAATGGTAGAGGTGAACTAAAAACCACAGCGAGTTACAATTATTTAAAGGACCCAAAAATAATTCGAGTTAATGTTAAAAATAGAGCTTTGGTTGACGTGTTAAGAAGTATCGCTCACGAAATGATTCACCATAAACAATATGAACAAGGTAGACTAAAAGTACAACCACCTGACATAGGGGGTGAAATTGAAGATGAAGCCAATTCTAAAGCTGGACAATACATAAAGATGTTTTCCAAGAAAGATAATACAATATATGATGAGTAAATTATCTTAAAAAGGTTAAAATTACTTTCACAGTAACCGCCCTTTCTCTTGTCCCATCTGAAAGATATAAATCCGTAATTATTTCAGGGCTCATTAAAATTAATTCATTTGGTGGTGCAACCCCAACATTATTCGTTTTAAAAGTGTAATCGGTTTTTAAACCAAGAGTATGGTCTAAAATTGACATCCTTGTGTAGTTTGTGTACAAACCATTTGATGGGTAAGTAACCCAAAATGGTTCATGAGAGGGTTTTTGACCTCCTGGTTGAAACGACCAATCACAATACAAATTATATCCATCAAACTCCCACATCGTTTTATTCTTAATAAACCTACGTGACAACGCGGTGTTTTTATAATTTTGTGACATTAAAGTCCCTCCACTAATAAAACTTTGTTGATTAAACGAATTGATACAAATGGTGTCGTTTTTTATAAGCTCAACTTGACTTTGGGAACTTATTACAACAACATCATAATCAACAAAAGTCCATTTACCACCACCCATGTACAAAATTGGTTCACTTACTTCTTCATATTTCTGACAACTTGTAAGTAATAGTAAAATAAAAACATAAAATACATTTTTCATGATATTTAAAATTTCAGCTAAAATAGGTATATTTTTATACTATACAATAAATTTTTAAAGATTTTTTTTACTATTTATAAGGATATGAAGATTATAATCTCAGAAAAACAATATAAAAAAATTGTAGATAGTGCTCAATTAGATGAGCAAGGTAATGACCCATCCGCGGCACAACCGTCCAGTGGTGTTGGTAGTTCAGGTAGCAAACAAGGTTATCCTGAGGTTGGAAAATGGGAAAGCGGTGTAACTAGAGGGCCTGGCAATCAAATTGGTGTGACCAAATGGTCGGACGTGGTTGGTTCAGTTTTAAAAAGAGGTCATGGAAATCCACTCAAATAAATGATATTTATATGATATTTATTATATAGAAACACAAAAAAATGGATTTTACTGTTAGTAAAGATAGAAGATATGTACAACTAGAAACTATGGTTGTAGATTTAGAAACGGGAATAAAATTTGATTTAAATCACGCCCACCCATCCGTTGTTTGTGAAATGTTCAAAAATCAGTTTACACACAGTTACAAATATAAATTAATGGAATCTACTGATTTGTTTTCAAAGATGAAACAATTAATATACCCACTAATCACACACGATAGAGGTATTGTTTCGGAATATGAAATAAGATTTGGTATGCATCTCATTTATGAATCAACCGAAGAATTTAGTCTGACTACATATAGAACAATTGAGGAATCTTGGGATTTTGTCAAAACAAAAATGTTAGAAGTATTCCCTGTCACACCTTCAGAATTGTTGGAAGGATGGTTGGATGATACGTGGGGAAAAGTCAAACAAGGGGCTTCATATGTTTGGGATAAAGTCAAACAAGCTGGTTCTTGGATTTTAAATAAAGGACTTCCTTGGTTTTTTGAAAAACTCGAAGCATTTTTATTGAATCCCGTAACCATTGGTATTGAAGTTGCATTAATGGCAATAGGTGTGGGTAAAATCGCGGGAGCAATCTTATGGGGCGCTCTTGGAATATGGAAAATATATCAACTGTTCACAGGTAAAATTGAAAATAGCATATGGTCTTATCTTGATATTGGTGTTTGTCTTCTTGGTTTACTTTTAACAGGTGGCGCTGCAAAGGCCTTAGGTGGTGCAATAAAAGCAACAGGTAGAAGTATTGCTAAATTAGCAAAATTACCTGGTATCAAACAATTATTACAACTTTTAGGAAAGGGTGTTAGTTTCATTAGTAATATGATTTTAAAACCAATTGAATGGTTGGCAAAAACTTTGGGTGGTTCTAAGGTAACAGAAATGATAAACATCGCTAAGAATAAAATTGGTGAGGTTGTTAAAAAACTACAAAATGCCTTTAGTAAAGCTGCAGAGGGGCCAGGTCTTGGTAAAACAATAGTTCAAGGTGTTAAAACTGATGTTGTTAATCCATTAAAAACCGCACTAAAAACTAAAACCGCAGCGGAATTAGAGAGGGCAGCATTTAAAGGTGCTAAAACAGGTACCGCATTTGCTCTTGGTATGAAAGGTGTGGAGAAATATGCGGAAAGTAAGGCTAAAGAAGATGAAAATAAATTAAAACAAGAGAAAGCAAAAGCTGACCAAGCAATTGCCCAATACGCAAGTAATGACGAAACCTTAAAACAGGCGGCACAAACCGATATGCAGGCTTTAATCAATAAATTTAAACAAATGGATAATCAATAAATTAAAAATAAAAAAAATGGAAAACAAAGATTCAATTTTAATAAGAAAGTACATTAATTTGGTGGAATCGTTTGAAACAAAAACTGAAGAACCTCTTAATGAACAGTTAAGAATGTTCCAAGATTTGGTAAAAACCTTAGCAAGAACAGTTGAAGTGGAAAAAGCGTTATGGCAAACACTTAAAACTGAAATTCCAGCAATTGGAAATAAATTTAAAAGTGCCGCAGAATTTAAAGCAGCCGCTGAGGCTGGTAAAATTACCTCTGTTGAGTCTGCAGAAATTGTAAAATATGCAATCAAGAATGTTCCTGAAGTTGCAATTAAAATGAAAGGACTTTTAAGAACTCAACCTGAATTTGCGGAAATTGCAAAACAAGTATTTCCAAAAGGAACACAAATGGCTGCAGATGCGTCTAAACTAAAGTTAGCACAAGAAACAATGGCTAAATTTGGTATTGAGGGTAAAGAAGCTGAGGCTATGTTGAAAAAAGCAGCACAAGATGCGGGTGGTTCTACTAAAGTTACCGCGAAAGCTGTAGACAAGGCAGTCGCAAAAAGGGCTGGTGATACCACCAAAAAAGCCACAGGAGCGGGTAAAGATGCTGCTAAGACGGCTGAGGAAGCTTCTAAAATCTCAAAAGGTAAAGAAGTTATGATTGCTGGTGGTGGTAAAAAATACCACGAGTGGTTGAAAAAAATGTGGGAAAAATTCGGTAAGAAAAAAACTGTTATCGAAGATGGTATTAAAAAAGTTACCGTTACTAAAAAATTATTACAATGGGCATTATTGGCCGGTGGTGCATACTTCATTTACTCTTTATTAACCGATTCAGACGGAAGTGACGTTGTTGTTGTTGATGAGGAGGGTAAAAAAGTTGACCCAAATTTAATCGATGGAATGGCAGAATGTTTAAGAAACCTTATTGATAATGGTTCTGCACAAATTGAAGAATCATCTGACGGTTCCCCAATAGTTTATGTTAAAAACACAGGTAACTCAGAATACGATAGTTTAGGTGGGTTAAATTTCTACATGAATGGTAGAGTTATTAGTGATGATGCATCTAAAAGAGGTAATTGGAAATGTAAACAAGGTAAAATTCAAACAATTCCTGAATCATTTGTAATTAATGAACAATCCGAAACCGAAATGACAAACGACGTTGAGACAATGATTGATTTGTTAGACTTTCCGGTTTCGGGTGGTGACTTGGTACAGGCAAGAACATTATTGGCAAAATATGCAAAAAGTCCAAAAGGAAAAGATTTCTTACAATTATATAAAGACTCAGGATTAGGAAGTGGTTCGTTAAAAAAATCATTAGATTACATCGCAACATTCCAAGCAAGTTCAGTTTTATCTAAAAATAAAATGTATGAACTTATTAAACAAATCGAATCTGGTAAAACAGGTGGTGGTGAAAATCAAGGAGGTAATCAAACCGCAGATTTATCTGGTATTGAAATTACATGGGATGGTGAAAAGAAAAAAGAAGAAGGTGGAGGCGGTGACGGTGATAAACCAATACCAGTGCCTCAACCAATAAAATATTATCAATGTGATGCGTTCCCATTCAGATTTGGTTGTAAGAATGAAAAAATTAGAGAAGTACAAAGATGTTTAGGGATGGAATCGAAATACCAAACGGGTAATTTTGGGCCATTAACTTTATCTCAAATGAGAAATAAATTTGGTATGGATGTTATTGATGAAATCACATATAATGGAATTATCAGTAAATGTAAAAAAGTATCACAAACAGGTACCACGGTTAATACAGGAACTACAATTGCTAGTACTGGAACAACCGTAACACCACCTGTACAGGGTGGTGGAACTGTTTCACCAAAACCAACATCAGGTGGAGACACAACTGTTAAACCTGAAGTCTCTTTAAATAGAAGAACTTGTAAAAATTTGTTTGACACAATTAACGATAGAGACCAATCCGCGGGTAAAGCAACTGCTACGGATAAAGAAAAACAACAACTTAAATTCTGTATGCAACAGTACAACTTTGGTGTTGGAAGTGGTGTAACTAGAATGAAGAGAAGATATGGACTAACATCTTCAGGTGGAGACAGAGGAATAAGATAAAAATATAGACAATGGAATTAAGGAAATACATTAAAGAAACTCTACTCGAAGAAAGAGAAAGAAAGTTGTACGAATCTTATGATGAATTAAATGACATCAGAGATAAGGAGTATTTTCTTGAAAGATACTTTGTTATAACCTCTGGTCTTTTAAATGAAGGATATTCCTTTGAAGAAGTTGAGTCTGTACTTAATGAAGTTGAAAATCCATTATCGGGTCTTGACTTAACTGGTGATGATTTATTAAGTGCGGGTGGTTCGCAATTGAAAGAGTACGCAATCAATCTATTATTAACATTTATTTTTGGTGGTAAGAATCAAGGAATGATTACAACCATCTCAGTGGTTTTTGCTGATTATGATGTTAGAGACATACTTAAACCTTTTAAAGATGAACCGAATTGTATGTCTCATATGCCAAAAATGGTTGATGGGGTATTAGAAGCTTTATCAAGATATGTGGCAGGTTCTGCTGTTGGTGTAGATAGGAATAATTACGGATTAAATTTAGGAGGTTTATCTTCAGGTTTTGCTGGAAATATATTTGGTGAAGTAATAAAAGATTCTAATATAGGTGAAACCATATCAGACAAAATATGTAAATTTATTCACTAATGGAATTCACTAAAAAACAAATAATAGAAAATAAAAAAGTATTAAAAGAAGATACATTAGAAAATATTCTAATGGTAGCGGGATTTGTACCTGTAATTGGTGAAATCGCTGACATTATATTGATTATTAGATATATCTATAAAAAAGAATATCTATACGCAGCATTGATGTTAGTCGCGCTTATACCTACAGTGGGTGACTTTATAGTTAAACCATTTATTCGAGTATTAAAGAGCGCAGGTATTGCTGGTAAAACAGCTCTTAGGAGTAGTGATGATTTAGCTAAATACTTGATGCAAAATCCAAGTGCGAAAGAACAATTCTTAAAGATGTCAAAACACTTTGACGATGCTGGTGTAAAACAAACAATAAATTCAGTATCAAATATAAACAAGGGTTGGGGTCAAAAAATGACTGATGGTCTTAGTTCTCTAAAAACCACAGCATCTAAATTAAGACCTGTACAAATGACTCAAAGAATTGGTAAAGAGATTGCAACACAACCTTCGGCTGGTTATCTTAAAATGATGTCAGGTAGAGGACCTGTGGCAACAGGTATGAAAGCATTCTTTAGAGAAGAAAAATTAGCTCAGTATATTGCGAAAAAAGGTATGGAACCTAGCAATTGGTTGAGTAAATGGTGGAATATAACAAGAGCAGGAAGACAATCAAGAAAAGACATGTTTAGGTCAATTGTCATATCAAGTCAAGTTGCAAAAATGTTTGGCTTACCCAATTTAAGTATGAACCAACTCGATAGAGCGATGCTTGATGATAGATTTAAAAATGCTTTAGCTAATGACCCAACAGTTAGTCAATACATTGCACAAAACACGACTCCCGATGATTTAAGTCAAATTGAAGGTGATTCAAACACAAATCAAGGAGGGGAATCTGTGAACCCCTTAGCTGGAATTTTAGGTATAGGTTTATTAAAAACTTTAGCAAAAAAATACGTCTAAATTAAGATTACAAGATATTTATAATTAGAATCAAATGGTTTGGTCGCCATGAGATGATAATTAGACTAAAAACGAAAGGAGGTATTCCACATCTCGGCAAAGGGGTCTTAATTGACCTCTTTGTTCGTTATATACCTCTCAAAGACAATATCGAGGACAAAGTGTCCTTAAAACAAAAAACCCACCAATTGGTGGGTTTATTATTTAATTAGTAACACCTCCATACTTTTCCCATTATCTCCATATTTATAATAAAGTAATAAAATGGGAAAATGTATTTGTTCAAGCTGTGGGATTGAATTTGAAAAATCAAATTCTGAATTAAATCGTAATAAAAAATTAAATAGACCTAATTTTTGTTCAAGAAATTGTGTTGGTATTAACAATACTAAAAATTTATTAAACGTTAAAAATCGATACGATATACAAAGACACTCAAATAATAGAGGTGGGGAATATTCAAAATTCAAATATCATTTTAGAAATATTAAAAAAAGAAATCAAATTATTGATTTAACTATTGAAGATTTGTCTAATCAATGGGTTTTACAAAATGGAATTTGTCCATTCAGTGGTATAAAATTAGAGTTGTCATCATATACCAAAATAAAAAAGAATCCAATATATTCTGCGTCTTTAGATAGGATAGATAATAAATTAGGTTATGTTAAAGGAAATGTTAGATGGGTTTCAAGGGCAATTAATTGGATGAAAAATGAAATGGATGATGCGTATATTCATGAATTAATTAGTATTTTAATTAAAAATAAAAGGGAACCCTTTTGAGGTTCCCTTTAATGTGGAGGTGGCGGGTTTCGACAATTATTGGACTATATCATCATCTCAACGAGATGTCGGACGCTAATGTGGTATTACGATAGAAGCGTCTATCACCCACTAGTCTCTGCACCTTCCTGTTCCTATCAGGCTTGGCTCAGGATTATCTAAAAGACTTCCCCTGAGTTCATCCGATTTTCGACATATCTCACGATATGAAGGGGCTCGATTAAAAACCCGCGTCTTGCTCGCAATACAATAAATGGACTACACGTTTAGGACAGTATTTTCTAATACTCCGAAATTCACAATTCCCTTATTTTAAAGTGGTTCGGTTTACTGAGAACTAATCTTCCACTTTGTTTCTTTTAGGATAGAAACCACACCCTACAAGGACTTCTGTTCCAAGGTTATCTGTCCGTCGACCCGTTAGTTACAACCAATTAGGCTGCAACTTTAGAAGTCGCAAGAAGACCTGCTACTTCCATTTGGTTATAAACGTTGCCGTTTAAAATTTACCACCGTGGATTAAAGTCGTAGATGACATCCGACTACGTGCCCATTTACCATATCAACGCCAATCAATTCCATACACCCCCATAAGTCAAAGAACAAGACAAAGATAGTTAATTTTCTTCGTCTATATAATTTATTGTAAATATACCATCATTTTCGATTAAATCAAAAACTAATGGTTTATTTATTGGTCGATACCTTTCTGTACAAGTTGATGCGTTAGCAAATACTGTATCGCCAATCATTGCAACACCATATGCACCATGTATGTGACCAAAAACATGTAAAAGTGGTTTTAAAACTTCAACACGCTCTCTTAAAAGTTCACATCCGACCTGTAAATTATTGGGTGTAAAATCTCTAATTCCATGTGGTGGACCATGTGTTATTAAGATATCGGTATTATTTGGGATTGAGTCCCATTTTTCTTTTAACACCTCACCGTTTCTTGGTAAATTAAATGCCCAATCAAAAAATTCAGGTTGCCATGGAGAACCATAAATTTTTATTGGTCTTGAGAATTCTGAACTAATAATTTCCAACTCACCATCTTCCAAATAAGTAACATTATTTTCTGTGAGAATTGATGGGTCTATGTAAAGATTTAACCATGTTGGTTTTCTTTGAAACGCAAAATCGTGGTTACCTGCAATGAAAATTTTATGGGTAAATCCTTGTATATTTTGAAACCAATTAATAAAATCACGAACATCATTTTGTCGTCCGACATTTGTGCAATCTCCTGAGTGTATCAAAATATCTCCCTGTGGTATGTTATACAACATACCATTGTGTAAAGAGTGGGTGTCAGAAATACATACTATTCTCATATTTGTAAATATATCAAAAAATATGTTTAAAAAAGAAGGGGTTAGTCACCCAACCCCTTTTTAGGACGACCGGTTTCTCGGTTCGACTCCACCACTTGGTTTAAAAAACCAAGAAATTACTTTTCGTTAAGTAACTCCGTGATTGCTTCCAATTCCATTTGTACTCTTATCTCGGGTGAAATTAATGAATTCAAACGAGATTCAATTTCAGAAAGTTCTTTACGTTTTTCTTGAATTAAAATTTGATTTACTCTTGTTTGAAAATCATCTTTCCATTCATCGACAGTAAATCCTAACCATGTGAATTTGTAGTTTACGCCAAGTTCTTTGGCTGCGGTTTCGGATTTATCTTTTCTTTCCATCAGAAATGCGTACATCTCTACGATTTTACGTACATCTGTGATAGTTGGAATTGATGTCCTGTCATGTGCGGAATTCGCTGAATAACCAAAGTTACCGCTGGTTTTCCAACAAGGTCTTTCAGCTTTTTCAATTGCTAATTTTTTACTTTGAACTAAATCGAATAGTTCTTTTACTTTCTGGTCAGTTGTTTTTGTTGCCATAATTGTTGTTTTTATGTTATTTATTTTGTTGTTTTTAAAAAATGGAAACTGTGTCAATAATTGTTTTGATTATCGGTCAAAGTAGAAATAACTGAACACATATCCATGTGTGTTTTAAAAGTGGAAAGACTACAACTAATTTTTGATTTTTTGCTTAAAATTTAGAAGTAAGTTGATAGATAGCCACTCAATATGATTGACGGAAAAAGTACGGGTAATGTAACATATAATTGTTATAGAAGGGGGGACATTAGTCCCCTAGCAGAAGTAACCCAATACATAGCCGTCTAAGAAGTTATGTGGAAATTGTGTGTCTGGTTTTCGTATCTGATAGTTGTTTGTTAGAAGTAAGACGTTTGCATTGATACTTTTGTCACCGCTAAGGACCAAAACAGAACCACTCCGTGGTTTGATGTGATGGTCAGTTGACTATCCTCTCAATGGCTCACATAGCCACATATAATATTTCAAAGAACTAATGGGTGAGTTTAGACACCCATCAATTTACCTGTCTCTTCATAAGAGTAACAGAAGTCCTCGTACTTGAAATGTGTATCCACATTCTCGTCAAGGGTAACTTGTTTTCCTCGACCTTCTACGTGTAGAAGAATAAGGTCATAAACACTTACTTTTGGTAATTCAGCGTATTGTTGAATTACTTTAAAGGTGTTATTGAAGTCGCTCCTCGCGGTTACAAAACCACTTGAATCAATGTCCAACATGATGTACTCTTTGGTTTCTAAGTCAATAATTGCAATCAAAGTGTTTGACGACTCAGATTCTAATGATTGACAATTTGAAATTGTCTCAGGTAACCATGTCGTGTTTGATTCAGGATGTTCTCTCTCCATGATACCAAAGGATGTTTCAAGTGAACTTAAACTACCGCCATTGAAGTTTCTTACGTCAATAACCGCGTACTTGAATCCACGATTTAATCCATCTTGAATATCGATGTCGATGTACTCCGCACAAGGACCCTGTCTATGTCTCACGTCCCCCGAGTGAACAGAGTTACCAACTCTCAAGTTACTGAAAGATAGTACTTCTGACACTTTTTCACCAACAAACGTAACACTTAAATCCAAGTCTTCAGAACCACGTTTATCCATCCAATGAATAAATGGTCTGATAACTTTTGCATCGGGGTTATCGAGCGGAACTCGTTGACCTCTGATGGTAGGTTTAGTTGAGAAGTTCATACTTCTCATGTTGGTTGGTAAAGGAATCTTTTTTAATTCCTCATCAATCCAACAGTTACCTAAAGAATCCATTACCGAAAACTTATCTCTAAGAGTTTCGAATAATTTAGAGTGGATGGTTTCCACAATCTCTTAGGGGATTGCTTGTAGTGATGGTAATTCGGTACGTTTTCTCGCTCCTTTAATCATAACTGACCTATTTGTTTTAGGTTCAGTACGACCTTCAAAGTGAGTGTAAACCTCAAACAATACTTTGTTTGATGTACCTTTTACCGCTTCTCCGAATAATTTCATAATTGTTTCAATATCTTGTGGATATGTACGAACCAACCAATCTAATCGACGAGAGAATTCACCGGGTCTTTGAGACAATACTCTCAAACCATTCTCCAAACTTTTTTTGAATCCCTCATCTACAAGGGAGAACCAAGATTTTACTTTCTCGTTTCTAATCTTGTTGAACGCATCAAAAGATTTAGGGAATTGGTTTTTATACTCACCCGGGTGTAAGATTTCACCTAAACGAACCCATCGTTGGTCTCTTAAAACCATTTCTCTTGGGTCACAGTTTGTGTTCTCAAGTAAATTCAAGATGTACTTCCTCTCTTTACGAGTGAATTTCTTGAATTTAAACTTTTCTCTTTCGGGATTTACTCCTTTATCGGTAGACCATCTGTTTAGTCTAATTTCCTTTTCAGGAACTTTAGGTAAACTAATGTCTCCACCTGAAAGATGAACGGCTATTCTTAACACGTCGGTTGAAGTTTTTACTGGAAGTCCCTCGATTCCCATTCCCGCAAGTGTACACAAATTCTCTTTGAAAGGAATTGTGTCAGGGAAAATCAATGTTTCACCACTTGATACAAACCACTTAACAATCTCAAGGTCTTGGGGGGTTAATGATGTGTTGATTGACACTAAGTCAGTGAAAATTTTTGAGAATCTATCAGAGGTACCATACTTAATCAAGTTGTATTTAATTTTTTCAAACTTGATTTCTTTTTCGTAAGTGTGGGTTGATGGTTCCCATTGACCATTACTCCAATAATGCAAGATTGCGTTCATGTATAATTCGAAGTCGGACATAACCATCACTTCTTGTGGGAAATTCTTATATAGGGGTTGGTAATTACGATTACCACCCATTACATTTTTCAAATGATTCAATACTTCATGATTGAAGTTTTGAATAAACGATAATTCTGATTTGGACAACGCGAAGAAAGCATCTTCGTCTAACATGTAACCCCATTGCATTAAGTGGGATTGAACGGTTGCTACCGCGATTCTATTATCTTGACCGTCGTTTGGTGAACAGACCAAACCTTTTTGAAACGCAACTAAATTCCTTGTTGTCATAATGTCGTATTAATGTTGTAATTTATTGTAATGGTACAAAGATATATAAACTTTTTGTAAAAACAAAGTTTTTTTTAAAAAAAATTAAAAAAAATTTTTAAATCCTCACCAAATGATTCGCGCTGTAGGTCATCATAGCCCCCGCGTGTTTGTATCTCACTTTATACCCCATACCCTCAACCAAACCAACGGCTTGTCTTAAAACCTTATTTGATTTGTATTTTGGGTCAGGATTAAGGTCAATATCAATCCAAGTGACTTTTGGTAAACCATTGTTTCTCAAGTGTTCAGCAACTTCAACCGCCTTCCACACTTCAGTCATTAGTCTACTTGACGTATCTTTTTCAAATGGTATTGTGTCTTTAGTACACAATACGTGAGCACCCTTACCTTTTGTGTAAAGAGCAATAACCACCCCGTAAACTGTTTTAGAATTACTAAATGATTGTGAATCCGAACCAATCAATATTTCAATATCGTTTTTATCCACCAAATAATCTTTGATGTAACCTATAACGTCGGTTATGAGTGTTCCGTGCAATGTTCTAAATTTTTTCATACCATTTTATAATATATAAGTACTCCGCGGAAGGTGAGGGGCTCGAACCCTTGCGACTGTAACACCTTGTTATGTGTAGTAATTTTGTGGGGTTGATGTGGGTTGGTGAAAATTATTACACATAACTACCAAGTAGTCTTTAATATAACCGATAATGTCGGTTATACGATATTCGCTTAAAAGGTAGACCCGGGCCCAACAAGCCGTTTTCGTACGCAACGGAAGGGCCCTTTTTAAGGTCTACTTGGAGCGGGAAATGGGATTTGAACCCACGGCCCTCGCCTTGGCAAGGCGATGCTCTACCACTGAGCTACTCCCGCTTGGAGTGGTCTTCCCATAACGATTTCCTTAATAGGTTTTGGAGTTAAGGGTACGACCACATGTTGATATTATTTTTGATTTTTTTGTTGCCACTCATAGGACACCGTATCTTCGGTAATTGGACCACCTTTTGCCCATGTTTTACATGTTCTTGCGGAGTGACATTTAAAGTGATGCATCCAACAGTACCCTAATCTACCACTATCATCAGAAACCGAACCTGGCATACACTCATCCATTCTTGGTGATATATCAAATGCTACACAATTACCACATAGTGATTTTTTAGCAGCTTCAACAGTGGTGTTCCAATCAGATGCAACCATTTCCCAATAATCACCGGGTTCGTCAATATTAAGTGGACCATATTTTATATAATCCGCTTTTATTGACTTGTCTCTATTATTGGTATTTAACTCTAAATCTTGAGTTGCTTTAGGACATTCCATTTCCGCTTCGGATAGGAGTCTTTTGTTTAATCTTTCGATAAGTTGTTTTTTCTTTTTTAATTCAATTCCCATGATTTTTTTATTATATAAATATCTCGTGGTCCCTCACGGGCTTGAACCGTGGACCTACCGATTATGAGTCGGGTGCTCTGACCAACTGAGCTAAGGGACCGTATCGTCGAAATAACCGATAAAATGAATTATCGTTTAAATCGGCGATATTAGTTTTTTACTTTGAATTTCATCTGTGTGATAACAGCATTTGCCACCTTTTTATGTCCCGAGGGATTCATATGACATGTCCAATTACCACAATCTGTACGAACAAAAGTTCAATCGTTCATATGTCATTTTTGATTTTCACCATTTAAATCCTTCTGAAAAAGATGTTGATTGGTCAAAACTCAGATTGAAGTCTGATGAATCAATCAAAAATGAACTTAATAAATGTGTTCTTTTATGTTCAAATTGTCATAGAAAGAGACATCATTTAAATTCGTAGGCCCACCAAGATTCGAACTTGGAATATCTCATTAGAAGTGAGAGGGTATATCCCTTTACCTATGGGCCCATTAAAATGGAAATTTCCTTCTACGATAACCGTAGTTGTAGATTTGAGGAGTTTTCCATTTTTGTACCGCTGGCCGGAATCGAACCGGCACGGACATTACTGTCCAAGAAATTTTAAGTCTCTCTTGTCTACCTGTTTCAACACAGCGGCATCAATTTCACCAACATGTCAAAGAACAAATTCAGTTCAATCTGAACTATTGTACAATTATACAAAAAAAAGACTTAAAATAAAAAACCCGAACTTCAAAAATAAAAGTTCGGGTTCAATTAGTTAGAGTTTACTCTCAGTATAACTTACAACTTAAAATCCGAACTTGGGTTACTTAAATACAAACCTCTCCCATTACCACTTAGCGGGTTGTTTGACGTTTGTTGTATGTGTACCAAGTTCATCATTGTTTAATAAGTATATACAAATATACAAAAAGTTTTTTTAAAATAAATCATCACACCATATTGGTGTCTTCTCTCCCATGTATGAACCTGACACGTTAAAATCAAAATATTCAACCGCTTCAGTCATGTCCATACCTTGGTCCATGAGAATCTTTAAACACTTTTCAACCGAGTAAATCAATCTCATAGAGTTTTCATCAATTCCTAATACCGCGGAATCAAATCCATCCGCTATTAAAATTTCCTCATCTGCATATTGTTCTAAAATTTTTTCTAACATATTGTCTTTTTTAGTTGTATCCCTATAGGAAATCGAACCACTCTTTCATCTGTGTCGGAGAGAGTAAAATTTGAACCTACGATACTTTGTAGTACACCTAATTTCAAGTCAGATGTAATCGACCAACTTCGCTTCTTATTCATCTGTTAACTTTTATTATAAATTATAACAAGTAAATTTCATATTTCAAAATGTTTAAAAAAATATATATAACAATCTTCATTGCCGAGGTATTTATAGTAAACCAAATAAATAAAACTAAACTAAATTACAACTATGAACTTTAAAAAATGGATTATTGACCTATTCAAAGATGAAAGAGGGTCAACTTCAATCAAACCGGTAATTGCTCTATTAGGCGCATTATTCCTTTGTGGTACCATGGCTGTAAATTCTTTTTCTCATGGTGACATTAAACCATCTGAAGAATTAGTAAACGCAGTTATGGTTATTACTGCAATTGGAATGGGTGCAGATACTGTAGACAAGTTCTCACATAAAAAGAAATCAGACGACTCAGTATCTGAGTAAGTGATTACGGAGTGATATAACCCGTTTAGGTGATATCAATCAATCATCATCTTATTATTGAATCTGAAGTATTTTATTGTACGTATCGGTTATTTCAGCACAAGTTTCATAATCTTCGTTACCTTCAAAGAATGGTAGAATATCCCTTACTAAAACAATTGATTCTTTTCTTTTAAATTTTAACTCAGTTTCCCATTGTAAACCATTTATCTTAGCGCCTAACACTAAAATTACATTGTTTTTATCTTTTCTTTTAAGACTTTTAAAGAGGTTGACTAACGTCAGATAAATTAGTTCTTTGTTAACATTGTAAAAATCACCAAAGCTATTATAGTCCTGTTGGAGTATTAACTTTTTGATTACGGTATCGTTTGGTTTTTTAGGTAGTTTTGGTGGCATGTCGATTTAATTTTTGGTTCATCACAAATTTGACCAAAAAAATCGACCTATACAAATAAATGAATAAATTGTTTAAAAAAAGTTTAAACCGTATGGTCCCACTGAACTCTCACACAGTTTTGGGGTAATCTGTGGATATGTCTATAATTATTGATGTACCCCATCATATTAGCACTCCCAACCGCGTTGGCTGAATGTACAACCACATCAACAACAGGTTTTCCATCCAACCACTGATTAACTAACCATTTGGTACAGTCCATACCTGTTTTCTCGGTGATATTGTCGTAGTTGATTTCGTAGTTTTTAACTACACCGTGTAACCATTCTTTCATTGCGCTATCACCCAAGTCGTGGTCTAAAGAAATCAACTCAACATTATCTAAACCAATCTCGGTTATCTTTTGAACCAATTCATCATAGGAACGAACCACTACCCAATTTTATTTATCAACGGGGGTTCTTACATCATCTAAGTAAATTTTATATTTCATCTTTTTTAAATGGTTTTGTATATGGTGGGTATAATATTTTCCATATTATACTTTTATATTCTTTACCGTCCAACATATTAAATAATATTGATGGGTGGTTATATCTTTTTGCTAATTCAGCAAACTCGCGTCGGTTACATTCTTTTTGATGTGCCTCAAAATAAGTGTTTCGTATTTTATTGAATATCCATTGATATTCCTTCTCAATATTTTCATAACGAACCACAAAATCTTTAACAGTTTCTTTCACCCAACTGTTAAACTCATCAGGTACTTTTTCAAGTAACTCATCAAATGATTTATCTTCTTTAAGGTATTCCCAAATATCTCTACTTGACACATTGGTTAAAATTTTATGTAATCGAACATACTCCTCAAATTTAATTTTCATTCTAAAATTTGATGGGTAAAATCTTACAACAAAACCTTCACTGTTTGATGTATTAAGTTTCTTATATGTGTCAAATGTTTCTTTATTGAAAGTTACCATTGTGCTTCCAACAACGTCTTCTTCCAAAATACCTGATGAATTAAAAATTGCACATGCGGTGTACCAGTTCAATTCACCTTCAGGGGTTGTTACAGAAAGGAATGTGATTTTTTCACAATTATAATTTACAACAATTCTATTCTCAGGATAAATAATTTCACATAGGTATGTAACCTCTTTTACAAAATTATTTAAATTGTATTTTGATTTTAAAATTTCAAAACCACGGATAGACTGTTCAGAAGTAAATGAACCTCTTGTTGACATAATCCATTCCCCATCGTAAAAGAATAGAATACCAAGAGAACCATCCATTTTATCTTGAATGTGAACATATTCACTGTCCCATGGAATTAAGTCCTTATCAATAACTTCCTCATAGTTAAAGAACTTACCAAACGGTTCTGCAATTACATCGCCTTTTGAATTGGTAACGAGTCCACGACATTGCATAGTAATATCATCCCACAAAGATTCGTATTGTACTCTTGGGGTATAATTCCATATGCACAAATCTTTTGTGGGGTGAGTTTGTTTTATTAACAAACCATCCTCATGGTATTTTTGTAACCTAACTATCAGAGTTTTACTTCAAAACGATTTTTCATAATCTCTAATTTGTCAGAGGGTACTCCGTGGACATTTTCACCACCGTGTCTGTTTTCAACAACAATAGTGTGAATTCGATATCCGTATCTTTTCGCCATTTCAAAATATGGTTCCATTTCCCATTCTTGGGTAAACGTATTTGACACAACAACTCTTACGACGCTATTCATCATCAAATTTGCACACCTTTGTTGGCAGTCGTTATGAGCTTCCCTTAATTTTATTGGGTCAAAATTGTAGTTACCTTCCTTGTCTGTAAAGAAATCATCCGCCGACAATGGTTTCATTGGATTATTTGGGGTATAAAGAATGACCTCACCTAAAGTGGATTTACCCGAGCCGGGTAAACCCCTAACTAATATCAAATCTTTTGTATATTCCATGGTAAAATAGATTTATCGCAAATATAAATAATAATTTTTAGAATACCAAAAAAATAAAAACCCCCAACAGAGAGTCGGGGGTTTGTGGTCATTTTGTGGTTTCAACACCACAGACTATAAAACGAAAGGAAATCGGCAAAGATATCCTGTGTGAATATAAATATATATGTTTTTTTAAAAAGTATGAATATTTACACCCTTTTTTTAAAAATTTTTATTTCACCGTCTTTAAATTTTAAATTAATGGAATCATTCTCCTTAATTTCGCCTTTTAAGATTGAATCACTTAAATAATCTTCACACATATTTTGGATGATTCTTTTAACTGGTCTTGCACCAAAATCTTCTTGAATATTAAGTTCCGATATTCTCTCCACAATTGTCTTATCAAAAGAAACTTTATAATTTTTTTCTTTTAATCTAACAGACAACTTATTTAATTCAATTTCAATAATCTTTTTAATTACATCTTTATCTAACGAATTAAAACTGATTATGTCGTCTACTCGATTCAAAAACTCAGGGTTAAAGTGTTGTTTTAATGATTTTTGAACGATTGATTTTTTAACCTCAAAGTTTTGTGATTCTGAAGATGATGAACTAAAACCAACACCCTTACCAAATTCAGATACTTTTTTTGCACCAATATTGGATGTCATGATTACTATAGTGTTTGTAAAGTTTACTTTTCTTCCAAACGAATCGGTTAAATGTCCTTCATCCAAAATTTGAAGTAAGATATTGAAAACGTCTTTGTGTGCTTTTTCAACCTCATCGAACAATACCACAGAAAATGGATTATTTTTAATCTTCTCAGTAAGTTGGCCTCCTTCATCATAACCAACATAACCTGGAGGTGAACCAATTAATTTTGCCACGTTGTGTTTTTCCATGTATTCACTCATATCAACACGAATTACTTTTTCGGAGTCTCCGAAAAGTAGTTCAGCAATCGATTTTGCGAGATATGTTTTACCAACACCAGTTGAACCTAAAAATATAAAAGAACCTATTGGTTTATTTGTATCTTTAATACCAACCCTATTTCTTCTAATTGATTTGGAAATTATTGAAATAGCCTCGTCTTGACCAATTACTTTAGATTTTAATTTTTCTTCTAAGTTCAAAAGATTTGCGGTCTCTGTATCATCAATCTTAGAGAGAGGTACACCTGTAATTTGTGAAATCATTTCATATACATCTGCAACCGTTACGGGTGTTTTATTGTCTTTTTGTTTGTCTAACCACTTCTTTTTTTCATCATTTAATTTACTCAGTAATTTTCTTTCTTCATCTCTTAATTTAGCCGCTTGTTCATAGTTTTGACTTTTTACAACTTCTATCTTCCTATTTTTTAAATCATCAGATTCCTTTTTTAGTTTTTCAATAATCTCAGGAATTTTGGTATTTATTTTTTTTTCTGAACCCAATTCATCCATCACGTCAATTGCTTTATCGGGAAACTGACGGTCTGTGATAAATCTTGATGACAAATTCACGATAGTTTCAAAAACCTCCGGTTCATAAAATACTTTGTGAAAATTTTGATATGAATCTTTTAAATTTTTTAAAATTTGAACTGTTTCTTCCTTACTTGGTTCTTTCAAAATTATTTTTTGAAATCTTCTAACTAATGCACCATCTTTCTCGATGTGTTTTTTAAATTCATCAAATGTTGTCGCCCCAATACATTGAATTTCTCCTCGAGCTAATGCGGGTTTCATAATATTAGCGGCGTCCATTGACCCGCTAGCGTTGCCAGCACCAACCATTGTGTGTATTTCATCAATAAACACAATTACATTAGGTTCATTCTGTATTTCGTTTAGAACTGCTTTAATACGTTCTTCAAACTGACCTCTGTATTTTGTACCAGCCACCAAAGATGTTAAATCTAATGATACAACTCGTTTGTCTAAAAGATTTGATGGACAATCTCCTTTTACAATCATCTGAGCGAGTTTCTCAACTAAAGCCGATTTACCCACACCCGCGTCACCAATTATCACTACGTTGTTTTTCTTTTTTCTAGATAATATCTGTGCAATTCTTTTAACCTCACCATCTCTCCCAATTATTGGGTCAATTTTACCCTCTTCTACCATTTTGTTTAAATCCCTTGAAAAGTTATCAAGGATAGGGGTGGTTGAACCCTTTCTTGTTTTCTTTGGGTTGGTTGTGTTTCCTTCTTCGAAAAAATCTACTGACATACGAAATAATTTTCTTTAAGTATACAAAAAGAATCCCGTAAAAACAAATGTTGACTCCGAGAAGTTGTTTTTAGGAATACCTGTTTCCACAAACATAAATAAAAAATGACACCCCTACAAGGGGTTTTTTATTTGATATTTATTATGTATACTAATATCTAAAAAAAAAATTATGTCAATTATTTTAGAAAAAACAGAAGGTAACATTACAGAGGTTGTGGTTTCATCATCAAATCTGAATCGAGCGATTTATAATTCCTCTGAAAACCATTTATCGATTGAATTTAATAATGGTTCTATTTATGAATATGAAAATGTGCCACTAGAGATTTTTGAAAATTTTAAAAAATCAGAATCTCAAGGTAAATTTTTTAATTCGAATATATCGAGAACGTATAAATATAAAAAAATCAAATGAGTGTAATTGACGAAATAATTGAAGACATGGAAAAGAACAAAGAGATTGTAAAATCTTTTGTTCCAAAGGATTCATTGCCTAACGATATCTTTGATATTAATAATGGTAAATCTGTTTTAAATTCAGAAGTTCGAAAAAAAATGTTAGAAATAACAGAAGAATTTATCGACTTTGTTGGGGTTAATTTTTTCATCTATGATATTATTTTTATTGGTTCATTAGCAAACTATAATTGGTCTGAATATTCAGACGTTGATATCCACATATTAATTGATTATGACGAATTTGATGAATCAGAGTCTAAAGATTTAGTTGTTTATCACCAAATCGTACAAGAATTTTTTGATGTAAAACGAAGATTGTGGAACGAGACCACCGATATTAAAATTAAAGGATATGAAGTGGAGATGTATGTTCAAGACGTGGATGACAAGTATTTTGCAACAGGTGTTTACTCGGTTTTGAATAATGATTGGGTTATTGAACCTAAAAAATTTGAATCAGCTTTTGAAATCGATGAGAAGAAAATTTTAGAAAAATCCGAGGAATACGCAAAAGAAGTAGAACGTTTAGAAGATTTAAACAATAAAGGTCGAGATGTTTCAAAAGAAATAAAAACCCTAAAAGACAAGCTAAAAAAATTCAGACAATCAGGATTAGAAAAAGGAGGTGAATATTCCTATGAAAATTTAACCTTCAAATTATTAAGAAGAAATGGATTTATCGAAAAACTTTTTAATATCAAAAGTTCAATACGAAATAAAAAATTGTCCTTACCGCAATAGAAACAGTAAATTTTTTATCTATATGCATGTATTTATAGGATACAAGAATAATATAATTATCAACATTTAAAGCAATGGCAGATTTAAAACCATTAGGAAGCGAAAAACTTAACGGAGACGACAAACTAAGACGTATCCTCGAGTTGACCTATTACGGTAATGATAAAAAATCATCTACCCCTAACCAATCACCAGTATCTAAAACTGAATATCTTTCTGAATCCGTAAGTGGTTTCAGATTTGGTATTGTAAGAGAAAAAGATGGATACTACGTTAAAAAAGGTTTAAACGAAAATTCATTAGACTACATCGGTGGTCTATTCATGAAAAATAAAAATAAATTTAATTCATATGCGGAAGCACTAAAAAGATTAGAGTTATTATCTGGACGTGAATTAAATGAAGCAACTAAGTACGTTTTAAAACAAAAACCAACTTCAGAACCCGCTAACGAAGCTCCTGTTTCATCACCAGAAATGGGTGAGGTTCCGCCAGCTCCCGTAGCTCCTGAGGGTGACGTACCACCATCACCTGAAATGGGTGGTGATGTCCCAATGGCTCCCGAAAGTGATGTCCCAATGGCTCCCGAAAGTAATACTCCAATGGCACCTGAAGGGGACGAAATGGGTGATGATTTACCATCTGATGAATCAGGTAAACCATCTGACTATATGACTGAAATCCAAAAATTTGCAGGAAAATTAGGACAAGAACTAAGAGACCAAAAAGATAAAATGGAAAGTGACGATATCAAATATGTCCTTAACATGGTTATTTCGGCAGTAGATTTAGATAAGTTGGAGGATGATGATATCGAAGAGATTGGTAAAAAATTCGATAGGGATATTGAGGATGATGTAGAGTTATCTGACGAACCATCTGATGATATGTCTGACGTTCCTGCTGATGACGATACTACACCAGCTGAACCAACTGCTGACGCTGATTTAGGTGAAATGCACGCAATGGACAAATTGGAAAGTTTTATAAACACACCAATGTCAACGGAAGAAGAAATTGATTTATCAAAATACGCTGATTTAGGTGGTGATGATGTTAAGGAAATCGATTTGGACGAAATCAAAAAAGAAATTAACAAAACAATATCTAATACTTTAGGTAAATACTTTAAGTAAAATGCGACTTATATATGTCAACGAAATTGGAACCGATTATAAGGGTCAAAAACAGTATGAATTCATTTTTAGTGAATCAACTGAGATAGACATGGACGAATGGTTTGACATACCCGCATCATCAACATCCACACCAAAATCACCAAACATTGAATATATAGACCAAGTTGGTCTACTGAAAGACACCGAAATAGTTTTTGAATTAATACAAAATTCAGACTATTTCGGTGTTATTGATGCTGTAGATGGTATAATTGCTATGGCGTGGGAAAAATCTAATTTTGATTTAGAAGAAGATAGGTTATTTTTCCGTTTTGGTGAGTCATATGAAAATGTTTCAAAAAAATTAAAAGAAAGGAATATCTCCCTTGAAAAAAAATCAATAAAATTCAAAGAATCATGAATAGAAGATTAGTCATTGAAGAATTAATAATGGAAGGGTTTTCAGAGAGAACTCTTTCTCGTTTAAGTGATAACGAACTTATAACTTTATCTAAAACAGTTCTTAAAGAAGCTGTTATGATTAAAGCGAATAATTTAAAAGATATCGAAGCAGCTAAAGCCGATGGTAAAACCATTGAAACTTACGAATCTAAAGTATGTCCTAAATGTAAGGACAAAAAACATGGGGGTGTAAATGAAAAATGGGAGGGTGATACCAAGGTTAAAAAAACCGGTGAACACGCTGGTAAGTCAGTTGTAGAACTAAAAAAAGAACTTAATTCTTTAAAAGAAAAAAGTAAGAAATATCAAGACGAAGGTAAAAAAGTACCTAAAAAAATTATAGACCAAGAAGCCGAAATAAAATTTGCTATTAGAGCAAAACAAGGTTGGAAGAAAAAAATGAACGAAAGTGTTTCAGAAGTTGAAGAATGGGTGTTAGATTTGACTGAATCAAAATACAGTAATTTTACATCTAAAAATGACATCATGAATATTATTAGTGAAAAAATGGAAGCGACGTTTCAACCAATGCCGGCAACAAGAGCGAAAAAAGGTCACAATGGTGTACCTGAGTTTATGACTTATGATGCAATCATGGCTGCAGCCCAACCAGCACCTGTTGAAACACCAACAGAAACACCAACCAAACCAAAAACACCAACAAGACCACAAGAAGACGAACCGTTTGACCCGTTTGAACCACAACCAGGTCCTGATACTAAACCAAAGGCGTTAGCCGAAAAGAAAAAAATTAAAAAATGAAATTCAAGAAAAAAGATTTAGTATCTTTACTGGAAGATATAAACGAAATGCCAATGGATTTTGATTCGGAAGATAGACCGAACATAGACATACAGAGAACTCTTTCTACGGGTGATACTCCACTTAAAAAAGTCCCTCTACCCAAAACGGGTGATGAACCAAATAAAAATTTCCAAGAATTATTAGCATCTGAAAGATACAGACAAGTTGTTGCAAGATTGAGGGAACTTACTGGTTCAAACGTTAGATTAACAGATGATGAGAGTGGGATAATGCCGTTGGTACAAATGATGATGACTGCACATAATGAAATTGTACAAGCAGAAGAAAATCATAGACCGGAATTGATTGCGTTAGGTATTAGGTTGGCTGTTGATGAAATTCCTGTTTTAAGTAGAAAGGAAAAATCAACTTTAAGTGAGGGTGATAATGGTGGAATTGAATTCGATAATGGAATTTATAAAGTTTTTTATAGATTACCAGATGGTAGTAAAAAGTACAAAATACAATATGATGCAAAACTTGTCGGTCAAGGTCAAGTAAATCCTGAGGGTTTCAATCGAGAAATGCAACAACAACAAAATATTGACCCTGTTGATGTTGAAAAAGACTTAGCCACTGATTTGGAAAAAATGGATTTTGAAAGAGCTAAAAGAAGAATGATTAACGCAATGATACAAGGTGTCTCTAAAAAGGGTCACTACATGTATTCGTATGTTGCGGACAAACTTGCTGAAATTACAGGTTCTAACAATTTGGTTGCTAACTACGGTATTTTAATGTCAATAAATGATACATTATACTGGCAATTAAGTGATAACCAAATGAAAGGTATGATGGGAGGTGCTGGTATGGGTGGAAAAGAACAAGTAAAACGTAGTACAACACCACCAACAGTTTATGTAGAAGCGGTAAATTTCCCAATTTTAGTGCACGAATTAATTAAAGGTACATATGAGTTATTTGGTATACAAGGAAGACCAAAAGATGATGAAGGTAAAGAAGACCCAAGATTCGCTGAAATTGAACAATCAGAAGATACGTTAGAAAAAGAGGTATGGGATTTAAGATTAGGACCAGCAATTTATGATAGAATCAGACAACAATTCCCTGATGAAATTTTTAATGAAGAAGAATCATATTATCTTCAAAATTACCTAGTTACCAGTATCTTTAGATTACCGGCGAAAGAATTTTTAGTATTCACAAAAGAAGTTGTTTCAGGTTCTGGTGAAGGTAAAAGATTGATGGGGGTACTACTTCAAGGTATCGGTCAAATGTTAAGAGATAAAAATTACAATGACGCAATTAATAGATTTAACCAAGAATTGGAACGAATCACAGATAAAACAGATGATGATGATTTGGGAAACTTCTTGGGTGGTCTTGGTATACGATTAACAGATGACGATGATGACCCACAAGGTCCCATAGTATAAAAGTTCGAAGGGTGGTTTTTAACCACCCTTTTTCATATTTATATATATGAGTAATCAAAAAATAGAACAATTAAAAGAGTATGCCCGTATTTTAAAAGATACACCATATGCTTTGAGAACATACCTACAGACTTACGATAATACTCAAAAAAGATTTGTTCCATTAAAACTTTTTCCTGACCAAATTCAATTATTAAAAGATTACGAGGATTACAATGAAAATATCACAAGAAAGTATAGACAAGCGGGTGTGACCACGGTTACCGCCGCTTGGATTTCTAAAAAATTACAATTAGCAAAACCCGAGAACCCTGAAAGAGTTCTTATTATCGCAAACAAAAAAGACACCGCGGTTGAAATGGCTAACAAGATTAGACATTTTTTAGACCAGTGGCCTGATTGGATTAATGTAGGATTTTCACCCGATAAAAACTCAGAAAGTAGATTTAGGTTAAACAATGGTTGCGAAGTGAAAGCAGTTGCAACTTCTGCGGATGCTTTACGTGGTTATACACCTACAATTCTTATATTTGACGAAGCTGCGTATATTGAGGCGGGTGAAGACTTTTGGGCAGCGTCTATGGCGTCATTATCTACGGGTGGTAAGATTATCCTTATTTCTACCCCAAACGGTTTTGACCCGATTTATTATGGTGTTTATGACCAAGCAATTAGAGCTGTAAATGATTTTCACATTACCGACCTTAGATGGTTCAAAGACCCTCGTTACACAAAAGATTTGAGATGGGTTAAATGTAATGATATTGTTCATTACATGTTGAATAGAGAACAATATAACGATGATGATATTGTAATGACTGATTTTGATATTGAAAATTACAAACAATACGAAGAAGAAGGTTTTAAACCTTTATCTTCTTGGTTTGAATCAATGTGTAAAAAATTCAAGTTTGATAGAAGAAAAATATCCCAAGAATTAGAATGTGATTTTCTTGGTTCAGGGGACGGTGTAATTCCAACTGAAGTACAAGATAATATTGTTAAAAACATGCTGAGGGACCCAAAAGAAAAGTATATGCATGGTACTTTTTGGCAATGGAAAGAACCCGTACAGGGTCATAAATATATTATGGGTGTAGACGTTTCAAGAGGTGATAGTGAGGACTTTTCTGCAATTAGTATCATAGATTTTGATGAAAGAGAACAAGTGGCGGAATATGTTGGTAAAATACCACCTGATGATTTGGCTTCGGTCGCATATAAATGGGGGATACTTTATGAAGCTTTTATTGTGGTTGATATTACCGGTGGTATGGGTGTTGCAACATCAAGAAAACTACAAGAGTTAAATTATAAAAATCTTTATATAGATGGAATTAATACCAAAAATATTTGGGAGTACAACTCTAAAGCGTTGGAAAAAATTCCAGGTATTAACTTTAACAATAAAAGGACACAAATTGTTGCTGCTTTTGAAGAACAATTAAGAAAAGGGTTTCAAGTTAGGTCTGCGAGATTAATGAATGAATTAAACACATTTGTTTATATAAATGGTAGACCTGACCACATGAAAGGGGCTCACGATGATGCGATTATGAGTATGTCAATGGCATTATATGTTGGTGATATTTCATTTGCACAACTAACTAAAAACGAGAATGCTAATAAAGCGATGTTAGAATCTTGGACATTGTCCGAAAGAACATATGAACCAAATAAATCATTTTATTCATACGGAACAGCGTTTGACCAAATAGGTTCAATGTCAGTGGATAATGACCCCAATATTCCAAGACATAATAACAACGCAACAAAAGAACAATACTCTCGGTACTCTTGGTTGTTTAATAAAAAAAGATAATCCTTTATTATAATAATAAAATTAATTATATTCTCTTAAACTATTTATATACATGGCGGAAAGTAATTTAACGGTATTTCAGAGATTAACAAAAATGTTTGGGTTCCCTGGTAGGGTAACTCCTGAGGAGGCTCCGTCTTTCAATTTTGATAAAGAACAAATACTAAAAACAAATAGTAGGGAGGAGTATGAAAAATCGATGCTACAAGCTCAGCAGAGTCAATACATTGCAGACAAGTGGACAAAACTTGACCAATCTCTTTATAATCAATCGGTATATTACGAACCAAATAGGTTGTCAGCATATTACGATTATGAATCGATGGAATTTACTCCTGAAATTTCTGCCGCTTTAGATATATACGCCGAAGAATCAACAACATTATCTGAAAAAGGTGAAATATTAACTATTTTTTCAGAATCATCAAGAGTCAAAATTATTCTTGATGATTTGTTTATGAATAGGTTAGATTTGAACACTAACTTACAAATGTGGACAAGGGGTACTTGTAAGTACGGCGATAACTTTGTTTACCTTAAAATAGACCCTGAAAGAGGTATTATTGGGTGTCAACAATTACCTAATATTGAAATTGAAAGACATGAAGGTAAAGAAAGCAAAACACCAAATCAACAAAACTCAATGCAACTTCCAACAAGAGAGTTAAGATTTCAATGGAAAAATAAAGATTTAGAATTTCAAGCTTGGGAAATAGCCCATTTTAGATTATTGGGTGATGATAGAAAACTTCCTTATGGTACCTCTATGTTGGATAAAATTAGAAGAATTTGGAAACAATTACTTTTAGCAGAGGATGCTATGTTGATTTATAGAACAACAAGAGCACCTGAAAGAAGGGTTTTTAAAATATTTGTTGGTAACATGGATGACAAAGACATCGAGGCTTATGTACAACGTGTGGCTAATAAATTTAAAAGAGACCAAGTGGTTGATTCAAGAAACGGTCAAGTTGATATGAGATATAATCAAATGGCGGTTGACCAAGATTATTTCATCCCTGTTCGTGACCCAGCTCAAACAAATCCTATTGAAACATTAGCAGGGGCACAAAACTTAGGTGAAATTGCCGACATTGAATATATCCAAAAGAAAATGTTGGCGGCACTTCGTATTCCAAAAGCTTTCTTAGGTTTTGAAGAAGTTGTTGGTGACGGTAAAACTCTCGCGTTGATGGATATTCGTTTTGCAAGAACAATCAACAGAATTCAAAAATCGGTAATTCAAGAATTAAATAAAATAGCATTAATTCATCTTTACTTATTGGGTTTGGAAGATGAATTAGATAATTTCACATTATCATTAACAAACCCGTCAGCACAATCTGATTTGTTGAGAATTGAACAATGGAAAGAAAAAATTGTATTGTATAAAGATGCAACATCTGACCAATCTCAAATTGGAATCCTACCTGTTTCACATACTTGGGCTAAGAAAAATATTCTTGGTATGAGTGACAGTGAAGTGATTCTTGATTTACAACAACAAAGAATTGAAAGAGCAATTGGTTTCGAATTAACTAACACACAAAACGTTATCAAACGAAGTGGTGTATTTGATGATGTTGATTCAAAATATGGGGTTCCCGAAGAGGAAAGACAAGAAGGTGGAGATGCGGCTGGCGGCGATGCTGGCGGTATGAATATGGGTACGGGCGGAGGTACCCCACCACCACCGCCACCAGCGGGGGGTGGAGACGCTCCTTTGAGTGAGAACGAAACAAAAAAACACAATATATTGAGTATGTTGAACGAAAATGACAAATTAGAAGATTTGTTTGATATGAATAAAGCTCAAGATAATATTTATGAAATAGAAAATAAACTTAAAAACTTCTTAAACGAATAACAAAAATGACAAACTTTGGTAAATTAAAAATAAAACTATTAACAAAACTTACCGAATCTTACGCCTCTAATAATAAAGGTGAAATTAAAGATTTAGTAAATAAACTAAAATCAAATAAATCTTTATCTGAAATGTATATGTTTTATGAAAATATTGAAAACTTGAACATTTCATCAAAAGATAAAGCCAAATTATATGTGGAATCTATTGAACCTATTTTAGTAGAAAAAACTAAATCTTTGAAAAAAGAAATAAAAGAGTTTGATAAATCAATCAAAGGCGTTGTAGCGGAATCAAATTTACTTTATAACGATTTGGATATTCTTTCGGAGGAAACCAATATGCACAATATCGCATCTAAGATTGACGCTAGAGAAAACTTAATATTTCATTTGATTCAAGAAAAGAAAAAAGAAATTTTTGAAAAACCTTCAGTTCAAATAGAAAATCATTCTTTATTGAATGCGGTGTTGGTAAATAATTTTAATATTAAGTATAGTGATTTTTTGAATGAGGAACAAAAAGAAACTTTCAATAAGATTGTATCAATGACTGATGAGGAATTGATTAATGAAATGAACTCTGTAAAAAAAGAACTTAATAACAAATTAGATTCACTATTAAAAGAATCTACTGAAGATTCTGTAGTTAGTAAACTTACTAATGTAAAATTAGAAGTTGAAAAATCGGAAATTTCAAAATTCAATTACTATAAACTAATTGAATTAAAAAATGGTTTAATTTGATTTTTCTTTATCGGTAAACAATTGCTGCTTATAAATCGCCTTTAATTTTTTATCTCTTTTTTCAACCGATGGTTTAACATATTCTTGTTTTTTTCTAAGTTTTTCGATTTGTTTAGTTTTTTGAACCTTGTATTTGTATTTTTTTAATGCTGATTCAAGGTTTTTTTCTTTGTTGACGTTTACGATTATCATAATCTTTTTTTGAAATATAAATAAAAAGTTTTGATTTATTAAGTTTATTTTGTATATTTTAAATACACCATAAAGTACATAAGTATGATATTATTAAATGAAAAAAGGAAAGTTTATTTCAATTGGTGTTCACAATAATGTAAAAATTGGATACGGAACGGTTGATTGTAAAAACTTAAAAACAATCTACGTACAATTAAATTCATGGACTCAACCAACAATAAACGACCACGATTTTGAAAAATTAATTTCAAAAACAAGAAGACAAATAAAAGAAAAAGTTTATTGTTTAAATTCTGATTTATTTAAAAGAGAATCAATTGTTGATTTGGATATTAAAACTAGTGCCATAAAAACAAATAAAAGGTCTTTCATGGACCTTGAAATTACATTGTATGTCGATAAATTTTTTGATGTGCGTTCTAAAGAAGTTGAAAATATTATTACCAACTTATCAGAAACTATAATAGACACCGTTTTGACGAACGAAACTTTATTTAATTTCTTTGAAAAAAAAATTAATTAAGTATCTGAGGTATTTATTATAAAAAGTTGGATGAAAATACTCGGCCCAAATGAAACCGGTAAAGGTATACTAATAGAATACGACGCTGGTTATATATCACCAAAAGAAAATCAGAAAATTATTTCTGAAATGAAAGATGTGGACTATTCTGATGATGTGGTCCTTTACGCTGTTTTACAAAAATATGATACACCAAATAAAAATGGTAGAATCTACCCTGAAGACATTCTTAAGAGAGAAAATGAAAAATATCAATCTATTATAAATAAAGGTGGTGCATTAAACGAACTAAATCACCCAACATCTTCACTAATAGATTTAGACAGAGTTTCACATTCGATTTTAGAAACATGGTGGGATGGTAAAATCCTTATGGGTAAAATAAAATTATTTACTTCTCCCGCTTGGAAAAAAATGGGAATAGTTAGTACTAAAGGTGACCAAGCTGCCATGTTATTAATGAATGGTGCAACACTTGGTATATCATCAAGAGGTGTTGGTTCTTTAAAAAATATTAAAGGTCAAAACATTGTTCAAGAAGATTTTGAATTAGTGTGTTTTGATTTAGTGTCATCCCCAAGTACACCAGGTGCATATGTATTCTCAGACTTAAAAGACAGGGACCAATATCAAGAATCAATTCAAGAAAATCCATCAGACTCAAATAGAATGAAAAATTTGATGTCAAAGTTGGATAGTTATTTAGGTAAATAATAATTTATTATAGGTTATCAAACTATAATCGGTATTTTTTTACATTATCAGCATATTTATAGGTAAATATATTTAATAATATGAGCGAAAAATCCATTCTAGAACAAGCATTGCTTCAAGTACAGACCCTTGAGGAGGCGGTAAGGGCAAACGCAAAAGGTATACTTGCTTCAACTATGAAACAAGAAATCGGCGATTTGTTGAAAGAATCCATGGAAGATGAGGAAAAAGTTGTTAAAGAACAACCTAATCCTGAAGAAGACCCCGCAGACGATGTATCAGCAGGTGCTGACGATAACACTGGGGACGATAAATCAGACGAAGATGATGACAACTCATCTGATGAACTATCTAAAGACATCGACTCAAAAGATTCATCTGATGACGACTTTGGCGACATGGATAACATGAACGACTTTGGAGACATGGATGATGACGATGTGGTTGATATGACTGGTGCTGACGAAGACGAAATTTTAAAAGTTTTTAAAGCAATGAGTCCTGAAGATGGAGTAATCGTTAAGAAAGATGATGACCACATCGAATTGTCTGATGGTGATGACGAGTATATCATTAAGTTAGGTGCAGACATGGAAATGGATGATGAAGACATGGAAATGGATGATGAAGACATGGAAATGGATGATGAAGACATGGAAATGGATGATGAAGACATGGAAATGGATGATGAAGACATGGAAATGGATGATGAAGACATGGAAATGGATGATGAAGACATGGAAATGGATGATGAAGACATGGAAATGGATGATGAAGACATGGAAATGGATGATGAAGACATGGAAATGGATGATGAAGACATGGAAATGGATGATGAAGACATGGAAATGGATGATGAAGACATGGAAATGGATGATGAAGACATGGAAATGGATGATGAAGACATGGAAATGGATGATGAAGGAGAAACTATCGATATGAGAGGAGCTTCTGACGCTGAAGTCTTAAAAGTTTTCAAAGCAATGGGAGATGATGATGGAATCGTTATAAAAAAAGAAGGTGAAATGTTACACCTTGAAGACGGTGATAACGAATATATGATACGACTAAGAGAATCAGAAAGAAAAATGAATGAAGTAATATATGAAATAGAAATGGATGGGGACACTTCAAGCAAGTTTGGTAAGAACATATATGACGAATCCGATTATAAATTGGGCGAAGATATAGATAGCGAGCCTGAACATGAATATAATGAAGGTTGGTCTTGGGCTGGTGCCGCAAAAGGTGCTATGATGGGCGGAATTGGTCTTGAAGAAGAAGATGGTTACGGAAGTGAAGAAAAAGTTTATGAATTCGAAGGAGATGACTTAGAAAATGCAATCGCTGAAGCCGTTGAAAAAACCAAAAAATCAATCAAAAATAAAGGTGTCGGTATTGGTCGTGGTCCTAAATTTGCATATGGTAAAAAACCTAACATGAGCGGAGGGTTTAATGAAAAAAGAAAAGAAGCTTTTGGAAAAGGAACTAAAGCCATGGGAACAGGTAAAGCAAAATTTGAATATAAGGACGAAACGAATGGTGATTTCAAGAATGTTAGAAAAATGGAAACTAAAGAAGCCGTACGAACTAATAGTTACACCAGAGCCAATAAAGTTGGAAACAGAAAAGGTTCTGATCAAAATGTTAACAGAAAAGAAATCAGAGTAAGACCGCACACAAGAATAAATGAAGAAGTTGAAATGTTAAAAGAAAAAAATAACGAGTATAAAAAAGCTTTAGACGTTTTCAGAACCAAAATCAATGAAGTTGCGGTTTTTAATTCAAATTTAGCTTATGCAACTCGTTTGTTCACTGAACACTCAACAACTAAACAAGAAAAAATAAATATTCTAAGAAGATTTGATAATGTTGAATCTTTGAAAGAATCTAAAAATCTTTACCGAACTATTAAAAATGAATTGTCATCTTCAGTAAGTTCAGGTTCAGAACAAAAATTAACCGAATCAATTGAAAGAACTGTAAATAAATCTGTTGAAACAGGTTCAGCAGTAAACTTAATTGAGTCAAAAACGTATGAGAATCCTCAATTTTTAAGAATGAAGGATTTGATGTTAAAAATAAAATAAAAAATAAACTAAAAAATAAAATAAAAAAAATGGGAGCTTTATTAGAATCAGGTCTTGTTGGTAACATCGGGTTAAAACACCTTAAAGTTATCAAAGAAGACACAATTAACAAATGGGACAAATTAGGTTTTTTAGATGGCCTAAGAGGTCACCTAAAAGAAAACGTAGCACAATTATACGAAAATCAAGCATCTTTTTTAATCAACGAAGCAACTTCTGACGGAACTTCAAATGGAGCATTCGAAACAGTTGTTTTCCCGATTGTAAGACGTGTATTTTCTAAATTGTTAGCTAACGACATCGTATCAGTACAAGCAATGAATTTACCTATTGGTAAATTGTTCTACTTTGTACCACGTATTCAAGGATATCAAAATCTTAGTTCTACGTATGCAAACCTTTATCCAAATTCCTCACCATCTAACGCAACAGCGGGTGGTGATCATTACGCACCAATCGGTTCACCAGAAGCGGTTAATGCCAATTTGAACAATCCTAGCCAAGGATATCCTACCAATGATTACTACTACAAAAAAAATCTTTACGATTTATTTTACGAAGGCAACGAAGCGTCATTAGATCCTCCTGGATTATTTGACTACTCTAAAGGTAAGTGGACTGCGGTCACTGCAACTACGTTAGTTCAAGCATGGGCCGGTTCTGAGTTAGTAAACGCTAACATTGGTGCTGGTGAAATTATTCCAGCAGGTAACTATAGAAAAGTTATCGTTAAACTTTGTGGTTTCATGAATTCAGGAGCTGGAAAACTTATCGGTCCTGATGGTAACGAAATGGACACTGAGTCATTCCTTTCTGACCTTAGAATTTACGCGGCTAATGGTTTCTCAGCAGCAACAACACCTTGTAGTGTAACAACAACTACTTATAATGGATCCACAGTTTACGCTCCTCTATTATTTAGAGTTGTAACTCAAATCTATGGTAAAGGTATTGTAAAATATGGTAGCAACGCAGCAACTGTGTTCACAAATGCGTCAGGTTATCCAAACAGTCCATCTAACGGTGGTAATGGTGGTAACTATAATGACATTTGTGATGAAAATGGTTGTATTTGGTTAGAGGTTGATTTATCTTGTCCTGTATGTGCTGATTGTGATGCGACTTCGTTAGACGGATATACAGGGACAACAATCTCATCAGGATCATCAGCATCTTCATTTACCGCATGGTATAGAAGATATGCCAATTTGGAATTTGAAGATCAAATTGGTGAGGTTTCTTTTGACCTTGAGTCAGTAACTGTATCTGTTACAGAAAGAAAACTAAGAGCACAGTGGTCACCTGAGTTAGCACAAGACGTTGCTGCATTCCACAACATTGATGCTGAGGCCGAATTGACGGCTTTGTTATCAGAGCAAGTTGCAGCTGAAATTGACCGTGAAATCTTACGTGACTTGAGAAAAGGAGCGGCATGGCAGTTACGTTGGGACTACAACGGATGGAGAAGAATCAACAACCAAGTTTCTTATACTCAGAAAGATTGGAACCAAACTATGATTACTGCAATCAACCAATTGTCAGCACAAATCCACAAATCTACTTTGAGAGGTGGAGCTAACTGGATTGTTGTATCATCTGAGGTTTCTGCTATCTTTGACGATTTAGAATACTTCCACGTATCTAACGCGGCTCCTGAGCAAGACCAATACAACATGGGTATTGAAAGAGTAGGTACACTTTCAGGACGTTACCAAGTTTATCGTGATCCTTACTTCCCACCAAACCAAGTTTTGATCGGACACAAAGGAACTTCATTATTAGACACAGGTTACATTTACGCACCGTATGTTCCTCTACAATTAACACCTACAATGTATAACCCATTCAACTTTACGCCAATCAAAGGTATTATGACCAGATACGCGAAGAAGATGGTGAACAACAGATTCTACGGGAGAATTACCGTGGATGGTGTTAGAACATTCGATTTGAGAGAATTGAGATAATCAATTAAAGTTTTATAAGAAAAAAGGTCAGAGAAATCTGACCTTTTTTTATTTATAATAATAGGTTCTACGTTATATTTATATTATATGAAAAAAATAATTATTGATAAGGATTTAGAATGTGAAATTATAAGACTTTATAATGAAGAATATTTGGGTAGTCCTTCTATATCTGAAAAATTAGATATAAAAAAACATATAGTGTTAAGAATTTTAAAAGAAAATAATGTTAAGATTGGGTCATCTGGAAGAAAATATAAAGGGGGTAAAAGTGCATCTGATAAAAGAAACTACCAAAAACACAAAGAAAAGAAATTAATTTATTACAAAAAATGGTCTGAAAAAAATAGAGAACATCTTAATGAGTATCATCAAAAATGGAGAAAAAAAAATATTGAAAGACATAGGGAAAATAAAAGAAATTACGAAAGAAATCGTAAATCAAGAGACCCCCTCTATAAATTAATAAACAATTTCAGAACTGCTATTTATCAAGTTCTTAAAGAAAACGACATAAATAAAAACGGACATTATTTTGACATTCTAAAATATACTCCCGAGCAACTTATATCTCATTTGGAAGATAGATTCAGTGAAAATATGTCGTGGGATAACTACGGTGAATGGCACGTTGACCACGTTAAACCCATTTCATCGTTTATGATTTTAGAAATAGGCGATGAAGCGTTTATGAATTGTTGGTCATTAGGTAATTTACAACCTATGTGGGGTGTTGACAATATTAAAAAATCAAATAAATTATTGTCTTAACATAGTTCTAATTGCTTTAGAAATAACTTCTGTTTCACCAATTGTATAAACCCCTTTCCTGTAGGCCAATTTAACAGATTCAATTATATAATAATTTGCTAAATCCTTATCCATAGACACTAAAATTGCCTCTAAATGTTCCTCACTCAAAAGTTCTATTGACCCAAAAAGGTTACCATAAATTTCTTTTTCTTCATTCATATTTATAATTATAAGATATTTATAAATGTTATTCAATGAAAAATCTAAATAAAATTATATCTAAGGTAATTAGAGAGGCGACGAGTGACGCTACGGGAAGTCGGGGAAGTTATATACCTCCCGTGCAACCAGGTCTTAGACCATGGAAAAAATCGAGTTTGGGACCATTTGACAAGTCTGTATCTAATTTCAAAAGCCCACTTGTCCAATATGATAGTTATGACCACAAGTTTGACCTAAAAAAAGATCAAATTATAGAGTTGGAAAAAGTCGCTTCAAAAATACAGAATTACATCAAATCCCACCCTTACTCAACCTTTTCAGATCAAGATGGAAACCCTGTGAATCAATTTATGTATGATGGTAAAAGTCCTGATCATAATAGGAAATTGGCGCCATTTATAGAAAAGGTCCCTTTTAATGAGTGGGTGGAAGTTTCAGACAAAGGTTTAATAAACGAAGATTTGGCCGTATGGTTTGGTAAAAAGAAGAAACCCAAAGGATCTTCTCAACCAAGTGGTCCTTGGGTAGATATTTGTCGTAAAGTCGACGGTAAGCATCCTCCCTGTGGACGAAGTGATACTTCTAAGGGTTCTTATCCTAAGTGTAGAGCTGCGGGAGTTGCTGGTAAAATGTCTGACTCACAAAAAAGGAGTGCTTGTGCTCAAAAAAGAAGAGCCGAAAAAAAAGATCCACAACAAGGTAAAGGACAAAAACCTGTGATGACTTCTTATAAACCAAAAAAGAATATAAAAGAAGATACCACGGTACTGTCAATTATTCAAAAACTTAAATCTTCTTAGATTAGAATTAATTTTTTTTTTAAAATATAATCCAAAGAATTTTTTATATTGTTTTTACTTCGATTTCACTTTTGTTTCTTCTTTTTTCATTTATTTGTAGTTTATGTTTGTTCTACAAATATCGAAATGAATATAAAATAAAACTAATTAGGATTAGTTCATTAACAAAACGCTCCTGAACACCTTCTTTTTCCGTCAAGTCCTTTAATTTTCCCTTTACAGACTTGGACAGCGTGACCATTTGAATATGCGCTTGGATATACGTCGTATTTTGCTTTGGCAGATGCAATACCTCTAGCACATAATTTTGTTCCAGTTTTTTTCCTACCTTCCATCATCATATCGTCATACATATTGTCTTCATGGTGTTCTGAATTGGTCTGATTCATCAAAAAATCAAAAACTTGATCCATGTTGTTTTTTGCTTCACTGACGTGATCTTGAGCCCAATCATGACCGTTTTCTAAAATTTCGTCAATCATGTTTTGATCCAAATCTAATAATAGATCACATTGTCTTCTCATTTGTTCCAAATTGGAAAAAAACATATATCTCGAGGAATGTTGTTCGTCGTGTGTTTCTAATAAAACTTTTCTAATAATATAATTTAAATTTTTCATAATCTTCACATGTATAATCCGTTTTGTCCTCCTAATTGAACTGCATCTAACTGTGTAATTGGATTTCCATATAACCCTGTCCATTCTGGGTGTGGTAATGTTACTTCATTTACGGTTGTTCCTGTTCCACATGGACAACAGATAACACAACCTTTGTATTCTGTTCCTGCGGAAAATGGAATACTAGAATTACAAGAAATACAAGAATCAAATAAAGTTCCTAAAGTATATTCAGGTCCCGATGGAGCACCCCCAACAAAAGTGGCACAATATATTGCACCTGTAGAACCATCTATTACGGAATACGTGTCACCTGTAACTAAAGTTGCATCATTATCGTCGACTTGAACAAAAACTCCCGATTGATCACATAACTCAAAATTTTGAAATGGCATAATATTTTTTTTTATAAATATCTAATTATTCTGTTTTCTCGTTTACGATTTGAAAATTAATTTGTTGTTTATAAACATTTACTTGACCTGAGGTCGTTACCTTGATATCAACAAAATACATATTTGGTATTTTATCTCTTGTATCAAAAATGAAATAATACTCATTTGGTGTTCTATTCAATGAAGTCCAATCTTGAACAATAACTTCAGTTTGACCTTCTCTAACATACACTCTATATTGACCATCTACGTTGGGAAGTTGTTTATTTGTTGTATAGGCCTGTTTTATTATAACCCCAACTTTTCTAACATCTGTATTTAAGATTTTTTCATTTTGTTTTAATCCGTAATAACTAAATCCATATTGAGAAGGATCATTTGTTGACGTTCCAATTTGGATTGATTTTTTCAACGGATATACAGTAAATTCATTAATTTGATTGGGTAATGAAAATCCATTAAGTTTTATATATGACCATGTGTCCGTAAATAAACAAGGTGTTTTGTAACCAATTAGCGGCGGAATTTCAACTTCATAAACTCCTTTTGTTTTCAAACAGGAAATTAAGTTTATTAAACCAGGTATTGCAGTTCCCGATGAATCGGAAATGGTTACTAATGGTGTTTGATCTAAATTTTTGAAATCCCCATCTTCGTAAATGTATAGGTATAATTTATTGGCAGTTCCCAATGTGAAGTTATTTCTATCATCTTCAATTAAATCATCATAAGTTGTTTGTAAATAGGGTTCATAAAAAGTTTGGGTATGTCTTGTAAAAAAACCTACAGAATAAATTCCACTTGTCCCTACAAGATTTTCAACATCTGGAAGATATGCGATTCCCCAACCTGTAGGATTTATGTAGTCTCCGTTTAATAAATCATTGATTTCTTGTGTCATATCAAATTCGATGTCTTCATTACCGAATTCAAAATGTTGTATATCTACAATTGTCAACGAAGAAAAGGGTATAGGTCCAATATTCATGTTGTCATAAACTCCAGATTGTTCCCAATTTTCTATTGTTGTTGTTTGATACCAATTCGATGGTCTGTTGGAATAATATTTGTTTGGTATCATTTGATTTGGTACATCATAAAAATCATAACCAACACCTTCATCCCAATATTGTGGTCTTGTTTGATCAAAATCTTTCGGTGGTATTCTAAAAAGGATCAAATCAAAAGAAGTCGCTCTCAAACTCCCATCAGGCATAGACGTATTCAAAAGTTCATTATCGAATGATGAAGTATTTGTCATTTTTAAAATGTGTCTCATGTTGTTTGTACAACCTGTGGAGATTACACCTGTGAATAACTTTTCTCTCAATAGCTCCAAATCTAAATCAAAAATAAACCTTGAATACCCTATTGGATTTACTAAACCACCATCCCCATAATAAAGTTGCGTAACAGGGTTCCTACCTGTATTTACATAACTGTTGAATACTATTGTATTATTTCTACTAAAATAAGAGTTATTAATTGACATTTATCTTTTTATAATAAATATCAATTAAGTCGTATTCTTTGATTTAATATTGTGTTACTAGAATTTTGCAAAATATTTCTTATTTCTTCTATCTTTGTTCCATCGACAGCAACTGGTATTGGCGCTTTATTTATGTTATGAACATGTGACTCTAAAAAATCAACAATAAGAGTTAATAATTTCATAAGTTCATTTCCTCTTACCATAGGATCTGTGTTTTTACTTATAATTTCGTTGAAGAAAGGTTGTGGAATACCATATAAAGTTTTTTTCGGTTCTAAAACAATTTTTCTTTTGGAAGGGATATCTGTTTTATGGGAAAGAAGATATAGTGTGTCTGCGACCATTGTTCCGAAGGATATTGGATTTGATGTGTAAACATTTTGATCAAGTGTATTTGTTTGAACTGTAAGTTGTTGGCCCACAATATTTTTTGTCCAAACTAAAACACTTCCATATTCTTTATTTGATGGTAGCAATTTTATTTGTGTAAAAAAATTATTCACCATGTTAAAGTCAGTTGATCCTGTCGAACTAAGCTTATCAACGTTATTTTTTGAAGGTCTAAAATAAAAGGGAAATTGTCTTGAAATCTGTAAACTACTATCGAAAGGATATTGTTCATAATTTTGAACATTGATTTTTCCATTATTTACCCCCGAAATAAATTGATTGATAATTTTTACACCTTCCTCTAAAGTTTGACCAGTAAAAAACAATTCATACTCTGGCCCCGCTTTAGAATCATCTAAAGGTGTGTTCATGTGAATATCAATTGTTGTTACCTTTGATTTAGGTAGTAAAGAATATAATTTAATATTACCATCATAATATGTCACACCTGTTACTGAATTATTTTGTGTTAGACCTGTAATACTGTTTTCATTTGTAATTTCCCACTCGATTAATTTTTTGACCGCCAAAGCTTTATTAATTAATTCAGTAACTTTTTTGGGAGGTCTTTCACCTCTTTCGAGTTCGAAGTTTGAAAGTTGGACAAATGCTCGATTAAGTCTAGGTGTTGGTAAATTAAATCCTGCAGTTTGTGTTGGTATATTTTTTCCTGCTCTAATTAACACTTCTTCTTGTTTAACAATAACATCAGAGGTCCCTCTTCCAAGTAAAGCATTATCTCCTGGTTCAGGATAAATCCCTTTTGCTTCAGCTTTGATTTCAAAACTTAACGGGTCTTTGATGTTATTTGCTTTTTTTAAAAAAACTCCACTAGCTAACATTGATTCTGAATTATGCCAAGATTCAAAAAAGTTATTTTGGGGTCTAGTAATAGGTCCTTGAATATAAAATTTAGAATTGTCAACAACCATTTCTGTGTTGTGATAAAAAATGTGAATATACTCATCAATTTTTGGAATTTGACTTATATAATAAGGTAGTAAAGGAAGAAAAATTAGAGGATCTTTTTCAGTCCAAATATCTTTTTCAGGATTGAAATCTATGGGTAAAATATCGGACTCAACTTGATCGATTGGTAAGGCTCTTATACGACCTAACATTAAAGGATCTTGGTTATTTATTACATAACCTTGGAAAATCATTCTTTTATCGTCTATCATATGACCTTTGTTCTTTCTGTATATTCTTTATGTATAACATTATAAGTGTTTTCCAAAGCGTCCAAATGGTGTGTTAACTTAATTATAGATTCTTTGGTGACTTTGTGATCCTCACTTATAAATTCCATGGCAATTTGCAAATCTCTGTTCGATCTGTCTTTATGCTCTTTAATAATTTTAAGAACT